CCACATCGCCAGAAAGGGCCCCCGGGGGCGTGAATTTGATGCCGAACTTGCCGCCGGAAGCCCATCCGCGGTACTGCCCCGCCGTGGGGTTGTTCGCTTCCATGTCGGCCTGGCTGGTGTAGTCGCCCGCGCCGTCTTGCGTCACCACCGCTCGCTTGTCGTACACCGCCAGCGTGTAGCCCGTCGCAAAGCCGCGCACGCCGTCCAGCTGGTAAATCTTCTTGCTGGTGTTGACCTGCACCGGGGTGACGTTTTTGCAGGTGCCCAGCAGCACCGGCTTGGTCGTTCCGCCGATGTCGTCGGCTGTGCCCTCTACCCCGGCGGGCAGCGCGTTGGTGCCCGCGTATTTCGTCGTCAGCAGTTCAATGTCCAGCGCGTGCAGGGCGTCACGGCACTGGAACGTGATGGTCTTGTCGTCGTAGGTCGGCTGCTCCAAGAAGCCTCTGCGCAGTAAAGCGCTGACCTCCAACGTTTCGGGATTGACGCTGTAAACATAGAAGGGCTGACCGTCAAACGACTCGGTCAGGATGCTGTCCAGCTCGCCGTCTGCGTTGCTCAGCACAATCGCGCCTGACGCCACCGGGGCCGCGCCGCGCAGTTTGCCGGGGCCAAACATCGTGCGCTCAATCAGGCCGGGCTGAATAACGCGCCCATCTACATAGAACGGGTCCGTTGTCCACGACCAGTTTGAATTTGAAACGTGGGGTTTTGTGGCGTAAAACAGTGGTATGGCCGGGCTCACACCGGGCTGCACGTAGTGCAAAAGCACCATGATGATGCGCTCGCTCATGCCTCAACCCCCCGCACCGATGCCAGCAGCGCACGGTCTGCGCTGGCGGCCGTGTTGCTGATGATCTGGTCCTGCTTGCCCAGGTTGGCCTGCATGCCGCTGGCGGATACCGTCGTCAGCCTGGCCACCTCTGAGCGCAGGCCGCGCAGTTCGGCGACCATCTCGGCATAGCCCGCGTCTTGCCCGCGCGCCTGCGATGCCGTCAGCACCCGCTCGCCTCGGTGCAGTTCCGCCCGGTAGCCATCGAACGGCACTTCCCACAGGCCGTCAGCGTGGCTGCCATTGACGCGGTTCACATACTCTGCCGAGGCCTGCATGGCCGCGCGCACCGAGTCCAGCGACTCGCCGCCGGCCAGCCGATCAGACCAGTAGGCCAGGCCTTCAGCGTCAGACGATCGGCCCAGCATGCCGGTGTACAGGCCTTCCACCACGCTGGCCGTGCTGGATGGCGCTGACGGTGCCGGGGCCGCGGCGCTGCCGCCCTGGCTGTTGACGTATTCGGCCGAGGCCTGCATGGCAGCGCGCACAGAGTCCAGCGACTCGCCGCTGGCCAGGCGCTGCGACCAGTACGCCATGCCTTCAGCATCGGTCGCGCGGCCAAGCATGGTCTGGTACAGGCCGGTGACCACGGCGTTTGCGGTGCCGGTGTTGGTGATTGGCGCCTTGCCGTTGACTGCGTTGGCGCCGGCCAGCGCGGCGTACAGCTGGTGCATCGCCTCGCGGAAGGTCGTGCCCAGGTTCTGCTGCTCGCTCAGGATCCCGCTGAGCAAGCCGTTGCTGGTCTGCAGGGCGTTCAGCTCCATGCGGCCGAGCTCGGCATTGGTTTGTGCAGACACCTGGCTGGCCTCTACCGCGCCGCGCACCGCCGCCAGGTCCGTGAAGTACGCCATGCTGGACGCGTTGTAGGCCCGGCTGGCTTCCAGGAAGGCCGTGCCCACCTCTTCCAGCTTGCTCTGGCGCTCGGGGTCGTCCAGGCTCAGGCTGCTCAGGCGCATGAACTCGGCGCGCGTAGCCTGGTATTGCGCCTCAGGCGACAGCAAAGCCATCGGACCGGTGGTGAGCGCGGACAGGTAGCGGCGCAGCGACACGGCTGCGGCGTCCTGGCGGGCGATGGCGTCGCGTGCCACGCTTTCCGCCGTGCGCACCTGATCCAGCAGGGCATCGCCCAGGCGGGTCTGCATGGCGGCCGTGGCCTCGGATTCGCGCCGCAGGTCCTGCTCGGCCCAGATGCGCTCCTTGATGGCGCGCAGGGTCGGGTCCATCGCGTCCAGCTCGCGCTTGCGGGCGCGGGCCAGGTTTTCAGCGTCGGTGCTGGTCAGGGTCAGCCATTCTTCGTCCAGGGCCTTGCGCTGGCCGATCAGGTCGATGGCGCGCTGCATGTCGGCCGTGCTGGCGTCGTCGGCCAGGGCGTTCAGGTACTGTTTGTACTCGTTGGACAGGTCCGAGTCTTTCAGCGCGGCGATGATGGCGCGCATGGTGGCGTCGCCCACCGCCGCTGCAAACTCAGCATCGCTGCGGCCCACGTTTTCCTCGCCCAGGCGCTCGTAGATGTTGCGCCCGCCGCTCAGGGTGGCCACGCGCAGCTGGGTCAGGCTGTCGCCTTGAGGGTCCTTGCTGTAGAAGGCCTCGAAGATGGCTTTGTTGGTGATGCCCAGCTGCGCGGCGATGCCGTTGTACTGCTGCTGGATGGTGCTGGCCAGGTCGGCGCCGCCTTCGGTTTTGGGGCCGCCGCGGTCGCCTTCCAGGAAGCTGGCCAACGCAAGGGCAATACCTGCATAGGGAAGCGCAGATGCCAAGTCCGACATCAGGCCGGCACCGGCACCGGTGGCCGTGCCGAAGGCGCCATTGGTGGCCAGCAGCGCGTCCAGGCCGCCGCCGGTGGCGTTGGCGAACATGCTGCCCATGGTGTTGGCGGTGGACATGCCGCTGAAGTTGCCCAGCAGGCCGCCGATGGAGTTCAGCCCGGAACTGTTTGCCACGCTGCCGACCGCGCCCGCGCTGGCCCCGGTCACGTTCGCCGCCAGGTTGAACACCCACTTCCGCACCGTCATCTGATACAGCAAATCCAGCAGCGTGGCCTTCAGCGTGTCGCGCAGCTTGGTGAAAGCGTCCTGGCCGCCCTCGAAGATGTTGGTGAAGGTCTGTTGGGCCGTGCGGTCGATGCTGTTCCAGACGTTCTGGAAGTCGTCAATCTGCTTCTGCATGGCAGCGCGGTCGCCAATCACCTTGTTCATGGCCTCCGCCAGCTCGGCGTATTTCAGCGATGCCTTGTCGATGCCCGTGGCCTCAAGCTGGCGCAGGGCGATGGCCTTCTCGCGCTCCACGTTGGACAGGCCCATGATGGACAGCTCGAACTGAGCCTGAGCCACCATGTCCTCGGCTGACTTGATGACCTTGGCGTCGGCGTCGAATTGACGGTTGCGTGATTCCGTCAGACCGTCAATGGCAGCGGCCAGGGCCTTGGCCTCTTCCTCGTTGCGCTTGAGCACAGCATCACCCTGGCGGGTGGCATCAGCACGCCCCCAAGCGATGCGGAACTTCTCATCCTCCTCGAGCTGCTTTTTCAGTTCGTCAGCGGCCTTTTTGCTGGCGGCTGCATCGACAAACGCCTTAAGGCGTGCCGCCTCTGCAGCGCTCAACGTGGCCTTGGCGTTGGCCGCCATCCGGCGGCTGAGGGCATCGGTTTCGTTTCCGAGCGATGAGGCGGCAGTACCGGCGGACATCATGGACTTTTCCCAGGCGTCGAACGTCGCGCGGCGGCGCTCTGCGTCTGCGGCCATGTCATCGCCAATCTGCTTGGCCTGCGAAAAGTTCCCGGTGAAGAACGCGGCAGCCTGCGCAGCCATGCCGCCGATTTCCACGGCGATGCCATGGATCACAAACGCCACGTTTCCGCCGATCACGATCAGCGCGCGCAATGTCTCGGTCAGGATGTTGAATGGCGTCTCGGTGTTGTTGGCCGTCGCTGTGACTTCCGTCAGGCTCTTCACCAGTTCGGTCAACACCGGCAGCATGTCGCCGGCCAGATTGGACGCCGTGCCCATCAGGGCCAGCTGAAGCTCCGACATGGAATCGTTGAAGGCGTCGGCCATTTCGGCGTCCATCTTCGTGATACCTGCCAGTTCCTCGCCGCGCGTGACCATATCGCCAATGGCCTTGGAGCCCTCCGCCAGTGCCGGCGCCGCGCTGGTCCAACCCTTGCCCAATGCTTCCGCCGCTACAGCCGCGCGCAGTTGCGGATCTTCAATGCTGCGGAAGATGTCGGACAACTGCTTGAATGCCTCCAGCGGGTCTTTTGCTGTGATGCCGATCTTGGCGAACTTTTCCGGCGCCTTTCCCATCTCCAGCGTGAGCTTGTTCATGGCCTGCGCCATGCCGGTCAGGTCGCTTCCCGTCTGTTTAGACATCAGGCTGATGCCGGCCAGCTTGCTCACCGCGATGTCGGTGGTCTTGTTCAGGTCGTTCAGTTGGTCCTGGAAGTCGATGGCGCTTTTGATCCAGGTGCCAAACGCGGCGGCGCTCAGGCCGCCCCCGATGCCACCCAGCGCACCGCGCATCTGTGCGGCAGCGTCGTCAAAGCCACGCGCGGTACGCTGGACAAGGCCAAGCGCTTT